GAACTTTCTTCCTGCGATGCCCTTGTGGACTACCTCTGCATCTGTTACCTCAACAATTTCACCCTTGATAATTAGTGTTCCATTATCTACTGATACGTCAATATCTTCCTTTGAAAAACCAGCGATAGCCAGCGAGATCTGATATGTATCTTCATCTAGTTTAAGAAGATCATACGGAGGATAGGACTGTGAGTTTGTTTTATGTGCTGTATTTAAACGGCCTAACTCTCTGTTAAAGCCAATAAAAAAAGGATCATTGAATAGATCCATAGCGTACTTTGTTACCATTTTATTCCCCTTTCAAGCGAATAAGTTAATGTACCCCCAATCGGCAGGTACCTATATATTATATCAAACTTTTAGTAGCCCTACAGAGAATTGAACTCTGCTCACCAAGATGAAAGCCTGGTATCCTAACCACTAGAAGATAGGGCCTTTGGAGCGAGTGACCAGAATTGAACTGGCACCATCTGCTTGGAAGGCAGAAGCACTACCATTATGCAACACTCGCTTTTGCTGGTCTGGCAGGTATCGATCCTGCGACATCCGAATTAACAGTTCGGCACTCTACCATCTGAGTTACAGACCAAGAGATTATTCTTTGATCTTAATTACTACTTGGCAAGGGTCTCCGCCCTCTTCCCATTCCTGCTGTTCTTCTTCATTCATATAGGGATCACCTTCATGAGTATTACAGAACGGTTCAGTTACCCATCCCCGTTCAATTCCGTTTTCAAGCCAAATCTCAAACTCTCTATAGTCGGAGTCTTTGTCTTGCATATTATTTAAAATTTCTTCCCACTCTTCTGACATATTATAAGTATACTCCTAAAGGCTTACTACGTCAACTGGCCCCATGCATGAAGGGTTAAATTTAATTGCAGCATTTACTGCTTGCATTACTCTATTCCTTGCATTTTTTTGTTTATCTGTTGCATATAGAACACCATAGGCATACTCTGCTCCAGAACCCATAGCCAAATATGGCAGGGTATATTTAGATAAAGACATATCTGCAGAACTATGTTCATAGATTTGACCACGAACACAAATAATTAGTCCAAGGTCTCCATCTTTTGATGTATCTACCCAAAACTCATTATAAAATTCTTTTAGTTCTTTAACAAACTTAGTTTGCATAAATCTATCTGTGTCTTTAATGTTAGGAGCAGTTGGCTTAAAGTTATAACGGATTCTTTCTCCGTCCATTGCACCTGCATACCCAATAAGGTAAGGGCCTATCTTCCAAACCTTTGGTGCTTCAAGTGCTAGAATAGTACCATCATCTGATGCTCCACGATCTCCAGCCATATAAACTTTATCTTCATGGCGAACAACAGCGATGCAAGTCATGACAAACCCCTCCCAGATTAGGTATATTCAAGTATACCAGTTCCCCAGGAGGGGTGTCAAGCAAGGTCTAAAATATGACTAATTAGCCTTTTTGTCTACTGATTTAAACGCATCATTGATTTCTGCCAATGATAGTTTTCCATCGTCCAAAAAAGCCCTAGCCAGCCTTTCAATAACTGTTGCTACCCCTAAGAGTCCTGCAAGCATAACTGCCTGTATGGTGTCAATTCCTACTACTGCTCCTGCTCCTAAGACTGATAGTCCTGATGCTGCAAATACCGCAAGAATTCTCATTAAGATATTTGTTATTGCCTTCTGTGGGTGTTCATTCTTTGGGGGTTCTACTACTTTTTTAGTTGCCATTATTCATCACTTCTATTTCTAATAGGATATGTAATTGCCCAGGCAATTAATGTACATATAATTGCATAGCCAACTATTGTTTTGGCTGATCCATCTAGAACCACCCAGGCAATAAACATACCTAGCAAAGTCCAAAGTTGATCAATCATATCTTGCATAACTTTTTTTATCATGGTTTTCTTCTCCTTATTCTTGGGTCTCCACCGCTTGGACCTCCACTGGAACCACCACCTGATGGGGTTGTTCCTCCTGCGGTTCTTGCTGCTGCCGTTGCCGTTGCTGATACAGCATTTAATGCTGCTCCTGTTGCAACAACTGTTGCTACAACCATTTCGGTTGCCTCTTCTCTTTCTTCTTCAGTCATGTCTGCACCTATACTTCCAAGGGCAGCAATGGCTGCTCCTGGATCGCTAAACAATTCTTCTGTAAATGCTGCTATATCTGTAACTATTTCAATTTGTGCGCCTACTTCTGCTGTAATAACTACCTCTTGTCCACTTTCGCTAGTACGAATTTCTACTGGTGTGTCTGCTGGCAAGTCTGCTAATTTAATTCCAGCATCTGCTACTTGTTCTTTTGTAAGATTTTCACCTTCTGGCACTGACTGTATTAATGCATCAGCAACAATTTCTTTTTCTGCTGTAGACATTTTCCCATCAGTAGATACTAGGGCTACGATTGCTGCAACATCTTCTTTTGAAACTTCTCCATCAGATGCAAGTGCTTTAAGTACAGCCTCTTGATCTGCAGTAGAAACTTTTCCATCTTCTGACAATGCTTCAATTAATTGATCAGTTTCTTTTGCATCAATTTCCCCATCTGCTGCCATAGACTCTGCAATTGCTTCTACTTCTGTGCTATCTATTTCCCCGTCTAATAATGCTTCATCAACTGTGTTGTTTATTTCTTCTTCTGATCCCGTCACTGGTTCTGTATCAATTGGCTCTGTCTCCACAGGTTCTGTTTCTATGGGTTCTGTTTCTACAGGTTCTGTTTCTACAGGTTCTGTTTCTACAGGTTCTGTTTCTATGGGCGTAGTGTCTACAGGTTCTGTTTCTACAGGTTCTGTGTCTATAGGCTCTGTCTCCACAGGTGTGGTGTCTACAGGTTCTGTTTCAACAGGTGTGGTATCTATAGGTTCTGTGTCTATAGGTTCTGTATCAACTGGCTCTGCTTCAACTGGAGTTGTGTCAACTGGCTCTGTTTCTACGGGTGTGGTATCCACAGGTTCTGTGTCTATGGGTTCTGTCTCTACAGGAGTTGTATCTACAGGAGTTGTATCTACAGGGGTGGTGTCAACGGGTGAAACAACTACGGGTGGCTCAACTAATGCAGGTGGTTCAACTGTTACAGGTGTGGGTGCTGGCGCAGGAGCAGGAATTGCATTAATTACTGCTTGTGCTGTAGCAATGACTGTTGGGGCTGCCAATACTGATTCTACTGCTGTTGAAACAACTGCAATATCTGCTACTTTTGTAGTTAATGTTGTAGTTGCTGTCTCTAATGCAGTCACAGTATTTTGTGAAACAGTTGCTACTGGTGCAATAACTGTATTTGTATTTGCTGTATTTGTTGCAACAACGGCTGTAATTGCTGAGTTTAATGTAGCAATTTGTGCATTTGCTGTATCAATTGCTGCCAACACCGTTGCATTATTTGGATCAGGGGCAGGAGTAAATGCAGCACCCTGACTAATAGTTCCATTAAATCCAGGGCCAGAATTTGTATCAACAATTGGAGTTAACGTTCCTCCTGTTGTTTCTCTTACGTTAAACCTAGCACCATTTGGTATTGGTCCAGTCACGCTAACATCTGCTTGCCATGCGCCATCTGATGGATTTACATCTGCATTAAAGCGAACCTGTGTCATTTGTGTTTCTGCTGTTTGCAAAGGATAAACTCTTAGATCCCAGGCAATAGATAAAGTATTGGTTGTTGTTGAATAAGTAATGCCAGATCCATTACTCCATGTCGTCCAGTCATATCCTGCTACAGAAATTGAAGGAGCATTAGGAGTTGTATGATATGTACCACCTTCATTTACTCCAAAGGTAATAGTTGCATTAGATCCTACGTAAACATTATTATATGTGACTCCACCCATTTGTAAATTAAATGGAAGGTTCATGCGGATACCCGCATCATCTGTATTTGCTAAAACATTTGATGTTGTTCCAACTGTGGCTACCAAAGCATTGACTGCATCTTGAGCATTATTAATAGCAACATTTGCCTGAGTTAATTGTGTCTGTGCCTCTGTAGTTGCAGTAGTTACTGCTGCTACCGCCGTAGTTGCCGTTGCTACCGTTGCTGTTGCTTCAGTTACTGCTGTCTGTGCTGCTTGAACTGCAGTAGAGGCTGTTGTAGATTGTGCAACTTCTGTTGCAATTGCTGTTGCTACTTCTGTAACTGTAGTTGGGGTTTGTGTCATTAATGGGGTTGCTGTTGCTAATACCGTTGCAGTTGCTGCCTCAACCACTGGAGTTGCTGCTGTGACTGCAGTTTGCGCTACAACAACCTCTGGAGTCTGTGTTGTTGCGGTTACAGGTATTGCTGCAATTGCTGTGGTTACGGCAGTTACTACGGTAGTAACGTCTTGCGTTACTGTTGCTGCTGTTGCTACAACTGTGGAAACATTTGATACTTCTGCTACGGCAGTGGTGGCTGCTGTGACTGCTGCTACCGCTGCTGTGACTGCCGTATTAGATACCGTCACTGCCTCAACTGCAGTTGCAATGGTTGCCGTTGCTGTCTCTGATGCTGAAACTGCTTGTGCAACCTCTGTAGTGGCTGTTGCAAGGGCTGTATTTACTGCTACTTGTGCTGGACTAACCACAACCTGCTCTGCTGGAGGCGGGACATCATTGGCATGTGAAAAATTTACTGGAGAAAAGATCATCCATAATGTTAAAAATAACCCCACTAACCCTGATCTGATTAGTATGTTTTTAATATTTTTCTCCTTATATAGCCCTAGTGGTGGATATGACTAATAAGTTTATTATACCATTTTTATACAAAAAGAAAGAGGGCTGGTATTAACCAACCCTCTAACTTATTAAGTTAAGTTACTTCTTTAGAGCAACCTTAGCCTTTGGATTCTTTGCGTTCCACTTCTTTGCAAGAGCGTTATACTCTGCAACATAAGTTGCCTTCGCAAGATCTGCAGAAGCCTTTGCTGCTGCTAGTTCTAATGCTGATGCAGTTTTTGCATCTGCAAGTGCCTTGTCTGCTGCAGCCTTTGCAATTGCTGCGTCTGCAGTTGCCTTAGCCAGTGCTGCATTTGCTGTTGCAAGTGCTGCATCTGCTGCTGCTTTAGCAGCAGTTGCTGCTGTTGCTGCTGTTGATGCATCTGCTGCACGGGCAGCGACTGAGGCTGCTAGTTGTGCAGTAAGTGATGCATTGATTGTAGCAAGATCAGAAACTGTAACAAACTTTGTAACAGACTTAACTGCTGCTGGAAGTCCATCAACATCTGTTGCTGTAATTGCAAAGTTGATTGCTGCATTACCCGCTGTTGCAGGATATGTAACTGTAACCTTTGAGATACCAGTTGTAGTATCTGATGCTGCTGATGCAACTGAAACTGTTGATCCAATAACTGTAACTACTGGTGTAGTCGCTACTGGAATGTTTCCAAATACGTCTGTTACCTTTGTTGAATACTCAACAACGGCTGAAGTATTTGCATTTGTTGCTACTGTTGTATCTAGGTTGTACGCAGGACCTGCAGTACCCTTAACATAGTAAACATAGACATTTCCACCATTAGTAATTGTTACAGTACCTGTAACAGTTGACTTTGTATAAACATAAAATGTTGCTGTATCACCTGTTCCAGTATTAACTGAGTATGATGTAACTCCTGAAGCAGAAGTTACTGGTGCAGTTGTTGTGTGAAGTGCTGGCACAATAAATGCTCCTGATGTTACAACAGAAACTACTGTTCCTGTGTCAACACCAGTTAGAGCAAACTTAACTGCGTCCAATACTTCTACCTTGTTGTCAGATGGAACAGTTACTGATGCTGCACCTGCTAGGGTATTTGCATCTGTGTCTGCAATTGCGTTTACAGTTACCGCAATAGTTGGTACAGCGTGTGCTGGAACCATTGCAAGTGCTGTACCAGCCAAGGCTGCAGCCATGACTAGACTAATCTTTTTAAATGAATTCATTCTTTCTCCTTGTTAGTTTATCTGATACTTTGACCAGAATATTAAATTAAATTAAAGCCGTCCAAGAAATCTCTAACATCGTCAGGCATTTTCGGATTACTTAATTCTACCATACCCCTGTCCCTTTCTGCAACTCGTGCTGAAGAAGACCAAGTATGGACATCTATTTCAGTATTATTATTCTTTGGTGTATGTGATATTGCTCCAAATACCGCACCTGTTACGGCATCTGCAAGGTCCTTAGATTTTTTGCGTGGGTGATCTACACGATTACCCTTCATAATCTTAAGTTCTGACATTTCTTCTAATAGGATAGGTATTCTTGGGATAGAAACACGCTCTTCATAAATCATCATAGCCAGATCTTCATAGTGCTTCTTGGCAACAGAGACTGTTTCAGTTCTAATTCCAACGGCCTGTAACTCATTTTGAATATCAAACGATTGCCAACGGTCAAATGAAACCATTCCAATATTAAAACCTTGTCTGCGTAAATTCATAATCCACTGTTTAACTTCAGACAGATTAACTGGGCCTTCTGCTCTTGGCTCCCACCATGCAACTGCATCTACTACTACAATTGGGGCTACTTGTTCATAATCTTTAATTACCTGGATATTTACCCACTTATCTACGTGAGCAATTGCTACCGCACACTTGTCATGCTTTTGTGCAAGGTCAGCATGTATATAATATGTTTTGTCTGGATCTGGTACAAAAGTTTCATCAAACCTTCTAAATGAATCTAGTGGATTTCTACTGTTCATGCACTTCTCAACCTTGTCAATTTGTTTAAAGAAGGCATCAGATGAATAGGTTGGCATACAGGCAAAACGCATCATGGCATCACCAAGATCAGTATAGAATGCTAGTTTAAAGTCTTCTATCTTACGGGTTGGGTTTACTTCCCATGTAGGTCTTTTAAATGCATATACCCTTGGAATTTTGTATTGAAGTATAGTATCTTCATCCCACGAGATTTGAAATTGATTGCCTGGATCTTCGTGTGGTAAGTCTTCATTCATTATAAAAGTATGTCTACGTTCAATAGTTTCTTTATCAGCAATAACAGACTCATATCGTTGAGAGATAAAGTCACCTTGATATCGTGGGAAAGAAAGCAAAACTACCTTACCTAAGTCTGGGAAACGAGAGTCTACTGTTCCACGAAATGCTTTATATATATTATCAGCAGTCTTTCCTTGTTCATTTCCAGAAATAACTTCACTTGCAAAACCAGAAATCTCATCAAGGACTGCCATCAGTAAGTTCAAACCCTCATGAGATTCTCTTTCTGAGTGTCCAGAATAAACAGTAATTGCTTTGTCAAACTCAATGGAATCAGCCTTTGCATTATACTTTCCTGCAAACCAAGGTGACTTTTCAATTTTTGTTTTAAAGCCCTTAAAGAAAACGTTCTTTGCTTGTTGTGCGTTAACAGCAACGTTAATAATATCAATAGCATCTCCAGCAGGCTTACCGTAATAAATTGCAGGGTCTTTAAGGCATAATAGTTTATATACTACATAGGCACAGGCTACTGTTGAGATAAAATCTTTTCCACTACCCTTGCCAAGTTGAAGAATTAATTCATTTTTGGTGTATTTATTAAAGTGCTTAGTTCCTTCAACATCTCCCATGATATCCATTACGTCTTCTTTGCGATAGATCTGGCTCATTGCTTCAACAATTTCATATTGAATATCAGATAAAAGCGGTTGACCAAGATAGTCAGGTGACTGGACAAATGTCCTTACATCAACTGGAGTTTCAACAAAGTGATTCTCTTTTAATACTTCAAGAAAATCATTGAACATCGTGGACAACAGTAATCACTTCTCCTTCTTTTGCAATAGCAGAAAGCCTCTTCATGATAATATCACGGACCTCTGGATGCTCTGAAGCAATATCTCTTAGGATTCCAACAAGAACTTCTTGTCGTCTTTCAATTTCAATCATCTCTTCTGCTAGTTCTTTGTTCTCAAGAAGACCAGCCTTTTGTAGCATATCAATTCTTCTTGATTCAATATCTAAAACTAATTTAATTCCAGCAGTCTTTGCTGTAAGGTTTGTTGATAGGCTTGCTTCATCAATAACTTCGTAAGCCTTTGTGATTAACTTTGTATAGTGTGTATCTGCTCCAACCAAAGCCTCTTTAGCACGAGCACGAATAGCATCATTTGCAGATGCCATAACTTTCCACTCATTAATTAAAGATACAACACGGGTTCTTGGAATATCTAATTCTTTAGATATAACCGTTGGATCATTACCCTTAAGGTATTCAGTAACTACTTGATTAACTTCATCAAGATGCTGAATAAGTTCTGCCTCACTTGACATACTTTCCCTCTAATCTATTTATTTCATCTTTAATATAGAAGATGGCTTTTTCTAAATCTTGAATGGTTTTTGCTTCATCTTTAAGTCCTGCTCTCCATAAATACTTGAATGCATTACCAATATTAAAGTTTCTATGTCTAGTAATTTGAATACATTCAACCCCA